CGTGGGCAAGGCCCGCCACGGCCCCATCGGCTCGGTCCTGCTGGCCTTCAGTCCCGACCTGACCCGTTTCGGCAACCTCGCCGCCGACCATTACAACCGGAGTTACTGATGAACGCGGACCCAGCGCGCCCATCGCCGCTTACCCCGCCCGACTGCGACCTGTCGGGCTATGACTGGTTTCCCCTGAAGCACAAACGCCTGCTGCGCTCGGCGTGGTGGCTGCGCGCGAGCGATCGCGCCAAGGCCCTGAACTTCGAACTGTGGTGTGCCGCCTATCAGGAGACGCCGGCGGCCAGTCTGCCGGACGACGATCTGGCGCTGTCGGACATGGTGGGGTTCGGCCGCCGGGACCTGACGGCCTGGCTGGCGGTCAAGGATGAGGTCATGGCCCCGTGGACGCTGTGCAGCGACGGCCGGTGGTATCACCCCACCCTGGCCGAGGTCGCAAACGACGCCTGGGCCAGCCGTCAGGAAGCTCTGAAGGCCCGCGAGGCCGAGCGGGAACGCAAGCGGCAGGCGCGCGGGTCCGGCGGAAAAGGCGACATGTCCGCCGGACATGAGGCGTTGTCCGGCGGACGTCCGGCGGACACAGGCCGGACGTCCGGGGCCGAGGCGGCGGACACCGACCGGACGTCCGGCGGATTTCCGCCGGAAAACGCTCTGAAAGGACAAGACAGGACAGGAGAAGAGAAGGGTGAAGCTGACGCTTCCCCCTCTGACGCGCGCTGCGCGCCGGAGGGAGGGCTGAAGGCCGAGTTCGACCGACTGCGAAAGCTGTATGCCGACATCGCGCCGGGTCGAGGGTCGCCCCGCAAGGCCGAAGAGGCGTTCGCGGCCCTGACGCCGGACGACCGCGCCGCGCTGGTCGGCGCCGCGCGGCGCTACGGCGAGACGCGGCCGTGGGGGTCGAACGGCCCGGTCGGGCTTGAGCGGTTCATCGCGGACGACATCTGGCGCGACTTCGCGGTGACGGCGTCGGTGACGGACATCGTCTGGCGCGGGCCGGCCGATCTGCGCGCGGCGGTGGTGGCGGAGACCAGCGAGGCCTTCGCCCGGTCCTACCTCGACCCGGCGGAATGGCGCGATCCCAGGCATGACCGGCAGATGGCGGTGATCGCCCTGACCCCGCTGGCGGCGGCCAAGCTGCGGCCCCTGAAGGCGATGGCCCAGGTCGCGATCCAGGACCCGATCCTGCCCCGGAGGACCGCATGAGCAGGATCCTTTCGTCCGACCGCGACTGCCTGACCATCCTGTGCGCCATGGTCATGCCCAGCGAAGCCGCGGCCCCGGCCGCCAGCCTGGAATGGCGGGCGATCCGCATGGCCTGGCTGGACGCCCTGGCCGAGATCGGAATGACCGAGGAGGAGGCCCGCCGCCTCGCCTCCGACCATCGGCGCAACGCCCTGACCGCCCTGACCCTCAAGCCCGCCGGAGGCCAACCGTGAGCGCCGCTCGCAAGATCGACATGTATAAACCCGGTTACGAGGGCCCCCGCGCCGAAGGCCGGATGACGCCCCTGGAGCATGAGCGGTTCGTCCGCTTCAGCGAGCCGCTGATCAAACGGCTGCATGACGCCATGCTGACGCTGGGTGCCCTGTCGGCGGACCGGATGGGCGGAGGCTCGACCTGGCCGGAATACGTCCACACCTTCGCCGACCGGGTGGGGTGGGACGCCGAGGTCGCGACACCGCAGGTCCGGTTCAAGCCGACGTCGGCGCAGCTGGACGACTTTCTGCCGACGATGGCGTTGCTGGAGGGTCTGTCGCCGGCCTTCACCAAGGTGCTGGCGCTGCGGGCCGTCGGCGAGAAGGTGGGCGGTTTCAGCTATGCCGTCATCGGCGAGCGGTTCGGTCGGCCGGAGGCCTGGGCGCGCCGCGTCTATGCGGCGGTGGTGATTCTGGCGGCGCGCCGTGCGGGGCTGCTGGACCCCGCGCCGAAAGGCTGGGCGGTGGTGGTGGCCGGCGTCCGGATGGGCGGGTGGAAAACCTACATCACCACGGCGCGGGACCCGCAGGCGGCGCTGTATGACCTGCGGGCCAAGTCGCCGGTCGAGATCGAAAGCGCCTTCGCCTTCTGGACGGCGGGCAAGCCGGAGGCGGCGCATCTGGCCAAGCGGGCGCGCGCCAACCTGCTGGGCCGGGTCAGTCACGGGTCGTGGCACCTGTTGTCGCCGGAAGACATGGCCGACCTGCTGATGGTCGAGCAGACGGCCGCCGAGCGCCCCTACGAGATCGAAACCCTGCCCCTGCCGAAGGCGAAGCGCACGGCGCGCAACGCCTCGCGAATGATGGCGGCCGGAACGGAAGGAGATGAAGGTTGAGCGAGGTGACGATGACGGAGGTCGCATCGACCACGACGGCGCTGGACCGGCTGATCCAGGGGGATGACCCCATGCTGGATCGGATCGGTCGCATCGTCGTCGACTGCTGGGAGCGCGGCGAGATCGGCGGGCTGGCCGTCGGGGAGTTTCCCGCCTGCGGGCGGGTGCTGGTCCCGACCGAGGTGCTGAACGACCTTCTGGCGGTGGCGCGGAGGGCGGCGGCATGAGCCCTGAGAACACCCACCCCACCTATGACGAGCGCGCTGAGGGCCTCGGGTTGCTTCGGATCGAGGAGGCCCCGCGCGACGGAACGGCCATCTATGTCACCGCCGAAGGCGAGCCGATGTATCGGATGAGTTGGAACCAGTTCGGCAAGAACGAACTGGTTCAGGCCGAGCGCGGCATTTGGTGGGGGAAGGACGGCGCCTTCACCTGGTCCGAGGCGCAGGGCCACGGCCCTACTCACTGGTGTCCGACCGATCATATTCTAGTCCAGCATCTGGAGGTCGTCGCATGAGCCGGGACCTGGCCATGAGGATCGCCCAGACGCTGCGGGCGAAGCGGTTCGACCTGGACGGGGAGAAGGCCTGTCAGGCGCAGATCGAGGAACACCTGCGCGCGACCCTGCCGGATTGCGAGGTCGAGCGGGAATACGCCCTGTCGGCCGAGGACCGGCCGGACTTCTTTGTGCGCGGCGTCGTCATCGAGGTGAAGATGAACAAGGCCCGGCCGCCCGAGATCGTGCGCCAGCTGCGGCGCTATGCCGTGCACGCGCAGGTGTCGTCGCTGATCCTGGCGACCAACCGGGCCGTGGCCCTGCCGGGCATGATCGCCGGCAAGCCGGTGGTCAATGTCAGCTTGGGGAGAGGGTGGCTGTGAGCGATCGCACCTATGGCGCCCTGACGCTGACCGAACGCGGCTGGATGATGGGCGGGCTGGAACCCCATGTGAAGATCAAGCTGAAGGCGCTGTTCACCCAAATCCCCAAGGGCGACGGGGGACCTTACCGCTTCCATGACACGCCCGAACGGTGCGCGGACCTGGCGTGGTTCGAGAGCCGGTATCCGATGGCCATGTCCAAGGCCGACCGCGCCAGCCTGAAACGCGGGGTCGAACGGCATCGCGCGATCGCGGCCGAGGTCGAGCGTATCCGGTCCGAAGCCTGGACCCCGCCGCTGTTCGCCGGGCTGCGCGCCGGGCAGGAGGTCCGCGACCACCAGGCGCGCGCGGCGGGCATGCTGGCCCGCGTGGGCGGCCTGCTGGTCGGGGACGAGGTCGGGGAGGGAAAGACCTATACGACCGGCGCGGCGTGCCTGATCGAAGGCGCGCTGCCGGCGGTGGTGGTGTGCCTGCCGCACCTGCGCGAACAGTGGGCGAAGAAGCTGCGCGAGTTCACCACCCTGTCGGTGAAGGTGCTGAAGGGGACGAAGCCCCATGCGACCGCCGCGACCGACGTGACCATTCTGGCCTACAGCCAGTTGGACGGGTGGGCCGATGTGCTGGAGGCGCAGCCCATCGGCCTGATCGCCTTCGACGAGATGCAGGAGCTTCGCCGCGGCGAGGCGACGAACAAGGGCATGGCCGCCGCGCGACTGACGGCCGTGGCCGGATACCGGCTGGGGCTGACCGCCACGCCGATCTATAACTATGGCGACGAAATCTGGCAGGTGATGCGCCTGTTGCGGCCCGACGTGCTGGGCGACCGGGACGGCTTCCTGCGCGAATGGTGCACGTCGCTGGGCAACGGCAAGGCGCGGGTGAACGACCCGCGCGCGCTGGGGACCTATCTGAAGGACAGCCACGCCTTCACCCGAAAGACCAAGGATCGGGCGAACGCCCCGAACGTCATCGTCCGGACGGTGCGACATGACGCGGCGGCGCTGGCGGACATCGAGGGCATGGCTCGCGCCCTGGCCCAGATCGCGACCACGGGGGCCTTCACCGAGCGTGGCGAGGCGGTCCGCAAGCTGGACATGCTCGCCCGGCAGGCCACCGGCAAGGCCAAGGCCCGCGAGGTCGCCGCCTATGTCAGGGTGCTGGTCGAGGCGGGCGAGCCGGTGGTGCTGTTCGGCTGGCACCGCGAGGTCTACGACATCTGGCTGGAGGCGCTGCGCGACCTGAAACCGGCGATGTTCACCGGGAGCGAGAGCCCCAAGGCCAAGGCGAACGCCATTGAGGCCTTCCAGTCGGGGCTGACGGACATCCTGATCATGAGCCTGCGATCCGGGGCAGGGATCGACGGCATCCAGCATCGCGCGTCGACGGTGGTGTTCGGCGAACTGGACTGGTCGCCGGGTGTGCATCACCAGTGCATCGGGCGTCTGGACCGGGAGGGGCAGCGCTGCTGGCCCGAGGCGGTGACGGCCCTGTATCTGGTCGCCGAGGACGGATCAGACCCGCCGATCATGGAGGTGCTGGGCGCCAAGGCCAGCCAGGCGCGCAACATCGTCGATCCGTCCCTGGGCGTGCAGGCCGTGGCGTCCGACGACACGAAGCTGCGTGGCCTGGTCGACCGGTATCTGACCGCGAAGAGGGCGGCATGAGCGCCGTCGACACCGACTGGACGGGGCGGCCCATCAGCCATTGTCCGCCGAGCATGAGGCATGGCGCCCTTGATGACGCCTTCGCGCTGGCCATGACCCTTTGTCAGGGGTGGGGGCCACAATGCTCCGACGTGGGCGAGTGCATGCACGACGGCGAGTGTTTCGCCCGCGACCATGACGCCTTCGCCGCCACCCTGATCGACCGCCTGGCCGAGCAGGAGGTTTCACGACCGCGGGTGGCTGCGTCGTTGAAGCGAGCCGCGATGCTGTTGCGGCAAGATGCAGCGGCGCCGCCGCAGGAGGAACGATGACACCCTATCGCTACGCCGGCGAGGGTCGGGCCGTCGCCGGCTTCTCCGGCTGCGGCCGGTTTCGCTACAGCCTGCAATTCCGCCTGCGGGACCAGGGGCCGCGCGTCGCGGTGATCCTGTTGCATCCCATGCTGGGCAATGTCGATCACAAGGACGCGGAGACCGAGAAGGTGCTGGCCATCGGTCGGGCGCTGGGCTGGGGGACGGTCGAGATCGGGGGCCTGTTCGCGCGTCGGTGCAAGGTGTCGGCCGGGGCCCTGATCACGGCCGCCGATCCGGTGGGCCCGAGCAATGACGCGGCCCTGCGCAGCATGATGGCGTCCGCCGACCTGGTGATCGCGGCCTGGGGCGAAGTCTGGAACGCTCGGAGAAGGATCCGTGACCGCTGGCCCAAGGTGGTGCGGATCGCCGCCGAGGCGGGCGCGACCCTGTATTGCCTGGGGTTGGACCGTGACCGCCACCCCCTGCGGGCCCTGGTCGCCCGCGCCGTAACCCCTGAACCCTGGAGCGTGCCTGATGACGACTGAACAGAAACCCCGGTGGCGCAAGATGGACAGCGGAGACTGGGCCTATGAGCGCGGGGAGGGGGAGGACGTCGTGCGTCTGGGGACGGTGGTGTTCCAGAACCTGGGCGGCGACCGCCAGTGGTTCAGCGTGTCGCGCCTGGCGAAGCATGGCCCGGAGGCCGGGACGCTGACGGCCTGCAAGCGCCGGGTGGAGGGGCTTTGGTGACCGCGACTTTTAACACTTCATAAACATTGGTGACGCTTACAATTGACGCGTCAGGTATTGGATACCGTTACAGAATACAAACGGCTTGTGACCGCGCAACGGGTGTGTCATTATGATGCACGACAAAGAGGTGGCGCTTGGCCGATCAGGATTTTCAGAACGACGGGGCAAGCGTGCGGACGCGCGCACAGCAGGACTTGGAAGTCCTGCGATCCCGCATTTCTGAAGCCGAATCGGGATTGTTGAAACTCAAGGAAGAAGAGCGTGATCTCCAGGCTTTCCTGAAGCGTCTCGAGCGCTATGAGCCTGATCTGTCGTCTGCACCCAAGGAGCTTGTTGAACCGTCAGTCCCGACGGTTAAGGGCGACGTGGCAGCACGAGCGTTGATGGTATCGCCTGGTCAACTTGCGCGCCCGTCGATAGTCGGCCCCACGACAGGATACTGGGCCGGCGCTTCTCGTCTTGTTGAAGCGACGCGGTTTGCATCTGACCGCGCCGGAAGGCTGAAGGTTACGGGGATAGGCGGCCCAAGCCGGGTCCTAGATGGTGTGATGCGCCCTGGTGTCGCTCGCCCTCGAACTCGGCGTCGTCAGATCACCGACTTCGTGTACCGTGCCATCGAGGTGTTGGATGGATCACATTCCACGCAATCGCTGGTCAACCTCATCCGCCATGACGCGGCGCTATATTCGTTCCTCGGCACCAATGCGCCAGGCACTCTTTCCAGCTACCTGTCCCGTGACCCGCGTTTCGTCTTCGAACGCGGCGAGAACGGGGGCTGGCGGCTTGCGACCCCTGACGAAATCGCGAACGCCGACCAAGGCGGCGCGGACGAGGAGCGTCAGAACCAGGAAGGAGCCGTGTCGGAATGATGCCCTGATCTCTCCCGGCGCGCCGACCGGCGCCACGGACGCGAGCGTGTTCGTAACAGGGAGTAAAAAGCAGGACGCCCCGCTCTTTGCCGGAGCGGGGCGACCAGGTCGAGCAGCCGCGCCGGTGGGCGCCCGCTAGACGTTTCACAGCCAATAGTTGGCACCCCCGGCGCATTTCCACAAGCTTTTATGGAGAAATGCGCCATGGGACACGTTCGTGTCCGGACTTACCGTCGTCGACGGTTCGGACGGATTGAAACCGTGTGCACCCATACGCGACGCTACCCGCGCCGCTGATAGGTGACACCAGGGAGCCCCGCCGCCACTTGGACGGCGGGGCTTTCCCCATGCCTTTCACGGTTCAGGGTTCAGGATAAGGCTGAAGGTTTGGTCGCAGGGCCTGATGCTGAAGAATGAGAAAGCCCGGCCTGTCGCGCGCACCATCTGCTTGATCTCTTCACGGTGGTCCGCCGGGCAGTTGAACCCGAAGATGATGCTGTCGATCACGACCGGATGCACCAGCATCGTCTTGTGCGCGCCCGCCGCCATGATGCACCGCCACTCCTGTTCATAGCGCCAGTGCGTCGCCTTGGTGCGCAGGGCGTTATAGACCTCGTCCCCGTTTTCGCCCGCGCTCATCAGGGGGATTCTGGGTCGCTCGTCGGTGTAGTGAACCTTCACCACGGCGTGCAGGTGCGAGATCGGCTCCTGCTCCAGCCTGAACCGGACACAGACGCCCCGGCCGTTATCGGCATAGTGCGCCCACATCGTGGGGCTGTCAGGGCTCTCGGTCAGGCAGTAGACGCCCAGTTCGGCCGTCGTCGCCCGCGCGGCCTGCTTGAGGAGGGCGCTAAGTTGGGCGCGCGTGTATCGGGGGAAGTTCAGCGCCGCCTCGCGGGCCATCTCTGGCGGCAGAAGACTGGCCAGACGCCGGAGCATCTTCTTCGTTTCAAACTCCCACTTCAGCCGGGACTGTGGCTCCTCCGGCGAGGGGTAGCTGTCGAACGGATCGTTGAAGTCGAGGGGACTGCTGAGCCAGACCTTGCCGTGCGTCACCAGATCGGTGAGCCATGCCATGCGCTGCCGGTGGTCATCGTCACCATGCCCAAGAGGCAGGTATTTGTAGAGCGGCCCGTTCGGCCGGAGGTTCAGGTCAGGCGTTTCGTCGCTCATGCCGTCACATATCGCGAAATCTACTAGTTGACGAAAACACCTAGTAGATGGCATATCTTCGATAACTTCGGCGATAGCTGTGAACGGGTGGCCCCAGGGCCGCCCGTTTTGCGTTTCTGGCGTTGTTTTTGCTGGATAATCCGCCGACCCACCTCAATCGACCGGGTCGCCATGATCGACGATGACCAGCGCGGCTTTCGCCGTGGTCCGGACGGCGAACTGCTGTTCTATGGCTGGGCCGTGTTCGGCCACATCCTGCCGCGCGTCGGCGCGATGGACTTCCCCTGCTACGCCAACGGCGTGACGGCGGAGGCCATAGGGGCCGCGCCAGTGACTTGCGCCTACCGCCGTCGGGGGGTGGTGATCGAGTGGCTCGGACGGGGCCTGTGCTTCGCCTTCGGCCGGGTGCGTCTGGCCACGGACTGACGCCATGACGCTGAAGACGGCCGGCATGGAGGACGACGGCGAGCGGATCAGCGCCTCGGCCTATGGCCGGTTGCAGGATCCTCCTATCGCGCCGTCGGCGATGACGCGGTTGTTCGGTCGGGGCCTGCCCAGTTACGAGGGCAAGGACGCGCATGGGCGGCTGTGCCGCCAGGTCAATCCGGCCGAGGCGGACCGCTGGCGGTCGCTGTATTGCACACCCAAGGTCGGGGCCGACGGCAAGGTCAGAGGCCTGCCGCCGGAGGGCGGATCGTCCAACCGGGCGCCGCCGCCGAACCCGCCGGGCCGGAAGCTGGCCGATGACGCGCCGCGGCGGACCGATCCGGTCCCCCGCAACATTTCGCCCGACGTCGAGGGGGCGGAGACCAAGGCGGAGCGCCTGGCGGAGGCCAGGGCCAGTTCCGCCGAAGACGAGGCCGCCACCCGCCGACTGCGGCGACTGGAGGTCGAGGGCAAGCTTCTGGACCGCGAGGCGGGGCTGGACGTCGTCGCCGCATTCGGCGGCGAGGTCGGAAAGATGCTGGATCGCATGCCGGGGGACTGCGCGAGCGAGATCGCGGCGGCATGCGGGTGTGACGAACACACGGCCTATCGCGCGCTGAAGGCGCTGGGCGAGATGATGAGGTCCGACCTTGCACGACATGCCCGTGCTGCTGTCGGAGACCTCGGGACGTCTGGGCGAGGCCGACTGCTGGAGGATGTTGGCGCAGGAGATCGCGCCGAAGGAGACGCTGAAGCCGCTTAAGTGGGGCGAACGCAAGCGCGTCTATACGAAGGAAGGCAAGTCCAGCCGCTGGCGGCCGGAAGCCACGCCGTGGGCCGCCGGGATCCTTGAGGCGCAGTCGGACGACAGCCCGATCAAGCGGACGATCTGCCCCAAGGGCACGCAGCTGGGCTTCACCGAACTGGGCCTGATCTGCCTGGGCGCGAAGGCGGAGGCGGGGGATTCGTCCCTGGTCATCCTGCCGAGCGAGACGCTGGCCAAGCGTCTGGTGAAGACCAAGTTCCGGCCGATGATCCAGACGACGCCGTCGCTGAAGGCGATGTTTCCGGGTCGGTCGGCGGACACCGGGCTGCACTTCTCAAGCCCGCAGGCGGACATCGTGTTCGCAGGTTCGGGCAGTCCGTCCAGCTTCGCCTCGGTGTCGGTCCCGTTCGTCATGGGCGACGAGATCGACCGTTGGGAAGGCGACCTGAAGGACGAGGGCGATCCCCTCGACCTGCTGGAAAACCGGATCGCTGAATACGGCTTCCTGGGGAAGATGTTTCTGCCGTCGTCGCCCACGGTCGAGGACGGGGCGGTCTGGCGGGCCTGGCTGGAATCGGACCAGCGCTATTTCCATTGCCCCTGTCCGCGCTGCGGCGTGTTGCAGGTCTGGCTGTGGGAGAACATGGAGTGGGACGGGCGAGAGACGCCCGACGCGGACGCCACCACGGTCCGGCTGCGGTGCACCCACTGTGACGAGAAGTCGCCAGAGGCGGAGTGGAAGGCCATCTGGGGCCGTGGCGAATGGATCGCCTCGGTCGACAAGCCGATCCGCAAGGACACGGCGGGGTTTCACCTGTCGACGCTCTATGCCCGGTTCGGGCAGCGCACCTGGGCCCAGCTGGTCGAGATGTATGAGGCGGCGGTGCGCAGCGGCAAGGAGAGCCGCCTGCGGGTGTTCTGGAACACCATCCTGGGCCTGCCCTGGAAGGTGACCGAAGACGCCATCGCGGCGGAGGAACTGCGCGCCCGGCTTGAGGCGGACGTGTTCGAGGGCGAATGCCCGGAAGACTGTCTGCTGCTGACGGCCGGCGTCGATTACCAGAAGACGTGGATCGAAGTCTGGGTCTGGGGCTGGACGCGCAGGATGCGCCGCTGGCCCATCGCCAAGGTGGTGATCGAACGGCGAACGCAGGACGGCAAGCTGCGATCCGCCGAGGCGATCGCGGCGGACCTGAAAAGCGAGGCGCTGGAGAAGGTCTGGCCCCACGCCAGGGGCGGCGGCCTGAAGGTCGAGATGGCCATTCACGACAGCGGCGATCACCCGTCGCTGGTGTTCGACGTGCTGGAGCATCTGCCGTCGGCGAAGAATATCGCGTCGAAGGGCGTGCCGGGCTGGAACGAGGCGGCGCCTGCGCGGCGCCCCAAGGTCCAGGACGTCAAACAGGACGGCAAGGTCGTCGCGGTCGGGCGCAAGCTGATGATCGTGCACACGGCCAGCGCCAAGGCCGAACTTTACGAGGACCTGCGCCGCGCCCGCGACGAGGCGGACGGCGAGCGGTTCGTCCACCTGGGCGAATGGATGCGGGAAGAGGGCCTGCTGGACGGCCTGGTGGCCGAAGAGATCAGGCTGAACACCCGCAAGAAGCCCTACTGGCATGTGGTGTTCGCCCGCAACGAGCCGCTGGACTGCGCCGTGCTGGCCCGCGTCGGCCACTGGCAGCTGAAGGCCCATCGCTGGGCCGAGAAGGAATGGAAGGCCCGCGAGATCATGGTGATCGCGCCGGGAGATCGAACGGACGACCGTCCAGCCGCCACGTCGCCCCAAGGCGTCGGAGCGGGCGGCCGGCGCATCAGAGGACGCATGCGTTGACAACAGTCAGCCTGGAAGACCTGCGCGCCTATGAGGCGCGTCTGATCAGGGCGCTGGCCGATCCCACGCGCGCGATCTTCTATGACGACTTCAAGCGCGAGAACCGCCCGGTCAGCGAACTGGAGACCGCGCTGTCGCGGGTGCGGGTCGAGATCGCCAAGGCCACGGCGAGCGATGCGCGCCCTGCGGCGCGGCGCATTCAGATGCGCCATCGGTGTTCGCTGTGAGTTGGCTCGCCCGTCTTCGCGGCGCAGCCGCTGCCCCGGCCCTGGCGGCGCGCGCAGATGCGCCGCTGGTCCGCGTCATGGATAAGCCGTTCCGAGGCGCCCGCACCGGTCGCGGCTCTGCCTCGTTCGAGGGGCAGCGCCAGCACATCAACACGGCGATCCGCCAAGGTGGCGCGCTGTTGCGGGAACGGTCGCGGTTCCTATGCCGCGAGAACCCGCTGGCCATCAGCGCCAAGGAACTGCGCACCGCCTACGCCATCGGCTGCGGCATGCTGCCCATGCCGGTCGGGCTGTCGGCGCCACGCAAGAAGGCGCTGCTGAAGGCCTTCTATGAATGGTGCAAGGTTTGCGACGCCGACGGCGTCACCGACTTCTTCGGCATGCAGGCCACGGTATCGGACGAGGAGTTCGAGGCGGGAGAGGTCTTCATCCGCCTGATCCATTCGGTGGACCGGCCGCTGCGCCTGCGTCTGATGACGTCGGAACAGCTGCCCTATTCGGTGGTCAGTCCGACCGGCGTTCCCGAAGGAAATGTCGTTCGCCTGGGTGTTGAACTGGACGGCGCGGACGAACGCGCCGCCTATCACTTCCTGCGCTACCATCCGGGTGACGCCACGGTGTCGACCTCGGACCGGATGCGGACGGTCCGCGTCCCGGCCGGTCAGGTTCTGCACGTCTTCAAGGCGCGCCAGCCCGGCCAGTTGCGGGGCCTGCCCCGCACGCTGGGGGCGCTCGTTCCGGCCAACAAGCTGAACGACTACGACGACGCGATGATCGACCGCGCGGTCAGCGGGTCGAAGGTGTCCGGCATCATTAAAAAGGGCGCCTCCGACCGCGAGACCGGGTCGAAGGCTCTGTCGGGCGCGACCGACAATGGCGACGGCAGCGCCAACCTGGATTTCGAGACGGGGACCATCCTCGAACTGGAGACCGACGAAGACTGGGTCACGGTCGATCCGCCGGACCCCGGCGCCAACTATGGCGAGTTCACCTATCGCAACTCGGCGCAGGCCTGCGCGGCGATGGGCGTGCCGTATCTGGAGGTGACGGGCGATCTTCGTCGGGCCACCTTCTCGGCCGGCCGCCTGGGCCGCATGCCGTTCAAGCGCCGGATCGAGCAGTTCCAGCACCTTCAGCTGTCGGTGCAGATGCTGCAGCCCGTCTGGATCGCCTGGCTGCGGGACGGGCTGTTGCGGGGAACGATTGTCCTGCCGCGCGGCGCTCCGCGCACCGTCGAGGCCTATAGCAACACCCGCTGGATGGGCCCCAAGTGGGAATATATCGAGCCGCTGAAGGACCGTCAGGCCGAAAAGATGGCTGTGGACGAACTCTTCGTGCCCCGCTCGGACATCATCGCGGAGCGCGGCGAGGATCCCGACGAGATCGACCAGAAGATCGCCGAGGATCAGAAGCGCGAGCGCAAGCTCAACCTTCGCCGGCCGGGCGCGACGGCGCCAGCAGGATCGGCAGAGCCGGACGAAGACGAACCCGACGTCGAGGATGAGGACGAGAAATGAGCATCCTGCTTCCGCGCGTCGCCGCGCGCCTGTTCGACACTCCGCTGCTTCTGGCGCCCGAGAAGGCCACCGCCATGCTGATGGGGCTGGGCGGGCGCATGATCGAAGGCGGAATTGTCGTCGTTGACGCCCCTGCGGCGGATGGCGCGCTGGGCGCGCACGTCGGTGTGCTGGGGCCGTGGGCCCGGCGGATGCAGACGCAGGAGCGCGGCGTCTATCCGGTGATCGACGGCGTGGCCATCATCGGCGCCGAGGGGTCGCTGGTCCAGAAAGGCAGCTACGTCGGCCAGTCCTCCGGCGAAACCTCGTATCAGGGCCTTCAGGTCCAGATCGCGCGCGCCAAGGCCGAGGCGAAGCAGCTGAAGGGCGTGGTGCTGGAGGTGGACAGCCTGGGGGGCGAAGTCTCAGGCGCGTTCGAGACCTATCAAGGTCTGATCGAACTGTCGAAGATGCTGCCAACGATGGCCATTCTGACTGATGTGGCCTGTTCGGGCGGTTATCTGCTGGCCTGCGCCTGTCGCCAGGTCGTCATGCCCGAGAGCGGCATGGCGGGCTCCATCGGCGTCCTGACCATGCACCTGGACCAGTCCGAAAAGCTGGCCAAGGAAGGCACGAAGGTCGAGTTCATCGTGTCCGGCGCGTTCAAGGCCGACGGTTCTGCCGCCGCGCCGATGTCCGACGATCTGCGCAGCCGCCTGCAGGCGCGCAACGACATCGTCAGGGAGCGTTTCGCCACTGCCGTGGCCGCCGGCCGAAAGGGCCGAATGACCAAGGCCCAGGTCATGGCGACGGAAGCCCGTCTCTACTTCGGCAAGGATGCGTTGGACATCGGTCTGGTCGACGCCATCGCCCCTGCCCAGGAGGCCTTCGCCAGCTTCGCGAAGGCCGTCAACGCCACCGTCTAACGGACCAAAGGAGACAACCATGTCCGATACCTCGCTGCTCGCCAGCGTGGCGGCTGCTGCTGCTGCGACCGCCACGCCCGCCATCGAAACGCCGGCGCCGCCCGCCGCCACCGCTTCGACGACCGCAACCGCTGCGCCTGCGCCTGCTGCGTCGGCCGCTTCGGCCGAAACCCCGGAACCCGCCCCGTCCGCCGGGGCCCCTGCCGCCGCTCCGGCGGTTGCCGCAGGCGCTGGGCTGACCGCCCGCACGGCGCTGGAACTGACGGCGCTGGCCTATCCGACGATGGCCGGGTCACTTACCAAACTGGCGATCGCTGCCGACGGCGGCGAAACGGCTTTCCGTCAGGCGCTGCTGGCCGAGCGCGGCGGCGCCCAGACCGAGCCGGTTTCGACCGCCCAGACCCGGACTGCGGTGACGGCTCCTGGCGCCGCCTCGAAAGAGGGACGCGGAGCCGGCCTGGTCGCCGCCGCCGCCGGACTGAACCCGACCACCTGATCCGTCTTCGGACGCAACCCGTCGCCGCGGCGACATCACAAGGAGGTATGCGATGAGCCTCGTCGCATCGACCGGCCCGTTCGTGCAGCCGACCCGGCTGTCCGACTGGCTGAAGCACGAATACAGTGTCGAACAGTGCCGCGAAGACGTGGCGCTGGCGGCGGGCGTCGGCACGGATCGCGTCGTCGTCAGCGGGCACGTCCTGGGTCTGATCGCCACCGGCGCGCAGACCGTCACCGTCGCCGCCAAGGCCGGGAACACCGCTGGCATCGGCGTCATCGCCACGGCGACGGCCGACGCCAAGGTCCCCGCAGGGCGGTGGGAAATCCTGATCATCGAGCCGGAAGCCAACGCTGGCCGGTTCCAGGTGCGCAATCCCAAGGGCAAGCTGGACGGCGCAGGCGCCGTCGGCACGGCCTACAACGGCGGGATCAACTTCACCTGGGCCGACGGCGCGACCGATGTCGCGGCGGGAGACGCTTTCTTCGTCGACGTCGACTACGCCGCCGGCGAAGCCTACGTCGAACTTTCGCCGACGGCGGCTGACGGCAGTGAAGTGGCCGCCGGCATCGCCATCAACGGCGCGACCGCGCCTGTCGGCGAGGCCGCGCGCCTGGTGGTTCTGAACGGCGGACCCGCCCGGGTCGATGCTGTTCGCCTGACCTGGCCGGATGGCATCACCGCCGCCCAGAAGGCGAAGGCCATCCGCGAGCTTCGCGGCCTGGGCATCCGCACCACGCCCTAACGCCACCCCGACACCAACCGCCTGCAAAAACGCCCCGGATCGTCCGGGGCGTTTCTTTTTGAGGAGAGCCCGTCATGGGACGTATCACCGCCGCCGACATCGACGCGGCCTTTCCCTACACCAGCGCCGAGATCACCGAGGCGATCAACACGATCACGCGGACCTACGGCAAGATCAACGCCATGGGCGTGTTCAAGCGCGAGAACATCTTTTCGACGCTGGTCCGCCTGACCCTGAACAACGGCGAAATCGTCATCCTGCCGGTGACCGAGCGCGGCGCGCCGTCAACCACGGACGAGAGCGACACCTCGAAGACCGTGTTCGTGGAATGCGCGCACATCCCGCACATCGGCAACATCACGCCGGACGACATCCAGAACTTCATGGACATCATCGGCCGCCAGACCGTGAAGCGCACGGTCGAGGGCGAAGTGGCCAAGAAGCTGGCCAGCCATCGTCTGAAGCACGACCAGACGCTGGAGTATATGGAGATGAACACGCTGAAGGGCGTGTGGAAGGACGGCAAGGGCCGCGTCGTCATGGACTGGTATGAGTTCTTCGGCGCCGAGAAGAAGCGCATCGCGTTCAACCTGGCCAGCGACACCACGGACCTGATCGCCAAGACTGACGAACTGTCCAACCACGTGCACGACAACCTGACCGACGACACCTCGGACGGCGTCGTGACCCTGGTCAGCCGCGAGTTCTTCAACCGCTTCGTCCAGCATCCGAAATACGAGAAGTATTTCGACAAGACCGACGCCATGAACCGCCTGGCGAACATGCCGTATGCCACCCAGGGCGGCGCGCGCGGCCGTCGCACGGTCTTCGGCGGCGTGATCTTCGAGGAATACAACGGGCAGGTGACCCGCTGGGATCGCAACGGATCGGGCGACCGCAACAAGGAGCGCCTGATCGAGGCCAACCTGGGCCACGCCATCCCGCTGGGCACGCAGGACACCTTCTGCACCTACTTTGGCGCGCCGTATTCGGTGACCGGCGCGAACGACGAGGGTCAGGACATCTACGTCACGCGCCACGACCTTCCGCACGAAGAAGGCGTGGAACTGAAGTCGCAGTCCAACCCGCTGGTGATCTGCAAGCGCCCCGGCGCTCTGTGCGAAGTCACCGCCGAGGCGTCCTAACCACCCACAGCCTTGCGCGGCGGCGGTCCCGATCCCTCCGCCGCGCCAAGAGCCCCCGCCGGGGGCATGTCGCGACCCTGCCGCCCGTCTGGGTCGGGCGCCGGGGTCATGCGGTCAGGACGGGCCGCGTGTGATGGCGCGGCCCGTCCTGTTTTTTCCAGACGATGAGGGTTTCGATGGACGCCGAACTCGCCGCCAGCGTGATCGACGACGCCTTCCAAGCCTTCGGCCGTCAGGGTTGTCGCTATGAGGCCCCGGCCGGCGGGCCGGTGACGACCGACCTGGTGCTGATCCGCCACCGCCGCGCGGCCGACCGGCAGCGGTCGGGCATGGCGTTCGGCCGTGGCGGGTTCGAGACGACCGACAAGCCGGAAGCCCTGCTGGTCCGCCGCGCCCAGCTGGCGCAGCCGGAGGTCGACGGCGTGTTCGTCATGCCGACGCCAGGGGGCGGAGAACAACGGTTCCGGATCGGCGAGGACCCGACCGAGGACGATGTGAACGGCATCGCCTGGCGCTGCGCCGTGGTGGCGCTGTGAACCGGATTCTGCAGGCGCACGACGCCCTGGCCGCGCTGCTGGAAGCGGCCTTTGCAGGATCCGGCGCGAAGGCGTTCCGGAACCCCGACGGCGCGCGGTCGTGGTCTGCGACCGACTTCGCCGTGGTGCTGGACGACGACGACGCCCCGGAGGTCCAGGGCGTCGTCTGTGGCGGCATCTATGACCTGAAAGCCAGCCCGATGGTCACCCTGGCGCGCAAGGCGCCGGAGCCGGATCGCCGGGCCGGCCAGTGGGATGACGTGTCGACGCTGCGGCTGGCGCTGGCGCAGGACCATTCGCTGGGCGGCGTCGTCGAGGATGCCCGGATCGAAGGCGTCGAGAGCGCCGAGCTGGAGCGCGCCACCTATGTCGGCGGTGGCCTGCTGGTCACCGTCCGCCTGTTGTTCGCCGCGCCGTCCCCGGCGGGCTGAATGGAGAGAGATCATGACCAAGACCGAAACCGCCAAGCCTGTCGGAAAGCCGAGCGAGATCACCGCTCCCGCGCGCGCCACCTGGCTGACCGCCCGCACGTCCGAGGCCTTTGGACCCAAGGGCCGCTTCCTGTCCCTGACCGCCGAAGAGGCCGCATCGGCCGATGAGGGCGTGCTGATCCGCCCGACGGCCGAGCAGCTGGCCCAGCGCTAGGCGCGGCCCGTTTTCGACCACCCCTTTTGAACCCGGCCCCGCGGGGCCTAGCCGGAGACCGCCATGTTCGGTTTGGAAACCCAAGTCGAGATCGGCCTGCAAGCCGATCCGACCACCTTCAACACCACGGCCCGCCGATCGCTGAACGTCTACAAGATCAGCGGCGGCCGGACGTCCACCCGTCCGGAGGACCCGATCCTGGGCGGCAATTTCGCCAACCTGACCGATCCGACCGAGCCGGGGCCCGGCCTGCCGGACCACAAGCTGACCATCGAGGCGCCGGTCTGTATCGCGCAGATGCCCTTCTGGCTCCGAGCCTTCTTTGGCGCGCCGGTCACCACGGGGACCACGCCGGACTATGAGCATGAGTTCAAGTCGGGCGTTTCGACCCTGCCCTATGTCTCGCTGCAGCACCGGCTGCAGGCCAACGACTATCGCCGCCACGTCGGTCTGGTCGGCGAGGAGTTCCGCATCTCGTTCAACCCAGAGGCCGACGGCTTCGCCCGGTTCAGCATGAGCTTCATGGGGATCGACGAACAGCGCGACACGGCGGCGGCGGCCGGCACGGTTACGGCGGCGCCGACGCTGGACCGCCCGGCCGAGGCGGCGTCCAACGTCGCCTGGAACGGGGTGGCGGGCGGCCAGATCATCGGCGGCGAACTGACGTTCAAGCGCAAGCTGAAGCGCGTCCGGTCGGCGGACGGCACGGGCCTGGCCTCGGCCATCGAATACGACGGCAAGTCGACCCTGTCGGGGTCGATCAAGCTGCGCTACCGCACGCAGTCGATCATCCAGGACGCCTGGAGTCGGACCGAGCGGGTGGTGGCGATGGAGCTTATGCGCGCCGCCGAACGCGGGCTGCAGTTCCAGTGCGGTCATGCCGTTCTGGACGAAGCGCCCATCGACATCAGCGGGCCGGACGGCGTGGAGTTCGATCTGCCGCTGAACGCCTATCAGAGCGCGACGGACGTGGCGCTGCTGATCGCCGCCCTGTCGGGCACGGCGTCGTTCGCGACGCTGACGCCCTGATATTGGGCCGCGGTCGTCGGCCCTTCGGGACCTCCCGACCCGACGCGGCCTGAAAGGCCCGCCGCTTCGGCGGCGGGCGCCCCTAAACGAAAGACATCCATGACCCAGATGGAAGACATGCCGCTGGCCGTCTTCACCCGCCGCCCGGCGGAGGAGCGGCTGACGGTCGAGATCGAGGGCGGTTTGCCCGCCGTGCCGGAGATGGAAGGCCATGCCGGCCACGCCGCCGCCCCGCCGCTGGTGGTGCGGTTCCGCGTGCCGGGACCGGAGGACGCGGCTCTGATCGAGGCGCGGACGCGGCAGGCGACGCTGAACCTGTTGCAGGGGCGAGGCGCGGAGGCGCGATACGGCCTGAAGCCCATGGGCGAACTGGACGAAGCGGCGCTGGCCGCCCTGGGCGGGTTCATCTCGGCCGTGGAGAGCGGCGCACACCTGATCGAAGCGTGGAACCTGGCCATCGTCGGCGCCGACGGCAAGCCCGAGCGCGTGCCGGTGACGGCGGAGGCGGTGGCCGAACTGTTTCGGGGGCGACCCGCCGCGCGCGCGGGCTGGACGCTACAGTATGACAACGCCTCGCCGCTGGATCGCGCCGAGGGAAACGGATTCGCCGCCTCGCCCGCCACGACTTCGGCGACGGCGGCGAATACTGCCGGGGATGCGCCGTCAGGGCGTCCGGATGCAGTCGAGGCGGCCTCGGATCAGCCGGGAAGTTCTGCCCCCGCACCCTGAACCGGCCGCGCACGGCGCCGGGGGTGACGGCGGTCGACATCGCGTCGCGCCCCGGCCTGTGGCGCCGGGCGGGCCAGTCGGGCCTGGCGTGCGGTCTGGACTGGGGTCAGGCGGCGGCGCTGATCCCGGCGGGCGTCGACCGGGAGAAGGTGCTGGCGCTGATGCGCGAGTATGAGAGCGGCCTGCTGGAAGGCGCGGCCGAAACCGCCAAACGGCAGGCGCGCCCGCCGCATCAGCAGGGATAGCCATGATCGCCAGGGGCTTCGACGGCATGGCGGAGTTCGTCGCGGACGAGGCCCGCGACGGCGGGGCGGCGCTGGAAGAGGCGGTGCGGATCACGGCCCGCAACACGGCCACCGAACTGCGCCGGACCGTGCGTCGGAATTTCGGCTCGGAATGGCGGGTGTGGGACGGCACGAGCTTTCCCAAGAGCATCCGCTTGAAGCGGGTCCGCAAGGGTCACTATCGGGTCGACAGCAAGGCCGTCTTCACCAAGGGCCGCAGCGATGCGGTCAATCTGCTGTGGGTGTTCGACACCGCGCCGGTGGTGCGGTCGGGCCGCAAGTCGGGCGTGTCCATCCCGATCAAGGGCAATGCGCCGATCGCGCAGAACGGCCGGCGATACGCCTGGCCGCGCGAGGCGGAGGCGATGGGTTACGAACTGTCGTTCGCGCCCGTGAAGGGCAAGGACACGGTGCTGATCCTGGGCCGCCGGAACCGGTTCGAGGATCCCGTGCCCCTGTATATGTGGAAGCCGTCGGTCAAGATGCCCAAGCGGCTGGACCTGACGGGCCTGCATAGTCGCCACGCGGCGAAGATGGACGACGTCTGGGGCGAGGTCCTGGACAGCCGCCGGGCGCGGCGCGCCTCGGCCGCCCTGCGCCGCGCGGCTTGAAACCACACGAAACCTGAACCGCAAACCCCGGCCCCGGCCGGGAGGGAGCCCCCATGTCCACACGCGTCGCGACACTCGACTATCGGGTGGTCGGCGAAGGCCGTGCGACCGTCCAGGTCCGCACGCTGTCGCAGGCCCTGGAAGTCCAGAAGCGCAACGCGCACGCCCTGCAGCCGGCGTTCGCCGCCGCCAGCCGGGGCAGCGGCATGATGGGCGCGGTCAGCCAGGCGTCCACCGGGCAGGTGATGGCGCTGGCGGGCGCGATGGGGCCGCTGGGGGCGGGGCTGGGCTTCATCGCCGCCCGTGCGCCGATGGCGGCGACGGGGCTGATGGGCTATGCCGCGGCCGCGACGCGCGCGACCCTGCTAAGCCGGGCGGCGAACGCGGCCATCCTGGGCGGCGCGGCGGTGATGGCGACGGGCGCGGCGGTCAGCGTCGGCTATGCGGGCGCGATCCTGCGCGGCGCCGACGCCTATGCGGCGATGACGTCGCGGCTGAAGATTTTCTCGGACACCAGTGTCGCCGCCGCCCAGAACGAGCGCGCCCTGTATGAGACCGCGCGGGATGCGCGGACCAGCGTCGAGGGCCTGTCGACATTGTTCGTCCGGATCAGTCCGGCGGTCGAGGACATGGGCCGCGCCCAGGCGGCCGCGCTGGAGGTCACGGAATCGGTGTCGAAGGCCCTGGCGGTCCAGGGCGCGACGACGAACGAGGCGACGTCGGCGACGGTGCAGCTGTCGCAGGCGCTGGCCAGCGGCGTGATGCGCGGCGACGAGTTCCGGTCGCTGATGGAAAGCGCGCCGCTGCTGATGCGCTATATCGCGCAGAACCTGACCCTGGACGGCAAGGAAGGGGTGGCGTTCGGCCAGCTGCGGGCCCTGGCGGAAGAGGGCGAACTGACGTCGGAGCGGGTGCTGGAAGCCCTGCTGAAGGCGCAGGAGGCCATCGAGCGCGACTTCGCCAACGCCCCGAAGACGGCGGCGCAAGGGTGGGTGGTGCTGCGCGACCAGGTCACGCGGACCGTGGGCGAGATGTCCAAGACGACGGGGCTGCAACAGGGGGTGTTCGAGTTCCTGGGCGGGCTGGCCGACCGCCTGGACGCGTTCCGCACCCAGGCGGCGCTGGACCCCGACATGTTCGACCCGGTGATCGAGGCGGGCAAGCTGTTCGGCGACGTGCTGGACACGGCCGGCCAGCTGGCGGGCGGGGTGGCCGAGAATTTCGACCTGATCACCGACGCCGCGCAGGCGCTGATCGCCCTGAAGGTCGGGGAGGTGCTGGCCATCGGCTTCGGCGCCGCCGCCGCCAAGGCGCGCGAAGCCTACGGCGCGGTGCAGGCCTGGCGGGCAAGCGGTTGGTTTAACGCTGGCATGGCGAACGACAAGGTCGGTGGTCAGGCAGCGATTGCAGCCCGCACAGCCGCCGTCGCGGCGGCGACCCGTGCAGACGATCTACAGGCCCAGGCCCAGATTAAGGTCCGCAACGCCACGTCAGCGCGGGCGGCGGCCGATGCGGCGGCGGCCGAGGCCACTCGTCTGAAGGCGACGGCTGGCGTTCAGGCTACGGTGGTGGCGGAGGCGGAGGCCCGCTCGTCTGCATTGAACACTGCGGCGGAAAAGGCGGAGACCCAAGCCAAGAACGCGACGACCGGCGCGACCAATGCCCAAGCTGTCGCGTCCGCCCGGCTGGCCATTGCCCAAGAGGCCGAGGCGGCGGTGACCCGCGACGTTTCGGCGAGGCAGGCCGTGAAGCATGCCGTCGGGCGAGGCCTGCTGGCGCTCTATGGCTTGATGGGCGGCGCCATCGGTATCGTGACCTTGGCGCTGGGCGGCCTGATCTATGCGCTGTGGCAGAACGAACAGGCGTGGCAGGAGAAGATCAGGTCCCTGCGCGAAGCGGCCGTCGCATCCGACGACATGGAGGCGATCAGCCGGTCGCTGGCCAGTGCGACCTGGGCGGAAATCCCGGCCCTGCTGGCCAGCGCGGACGCCCGATACAAGGAAGCGGCCGCCGCCCGTGAACTGGCGGCATCGCTGCGTCAGGAGGCGGAGGCCCGCGCGGCGGCCCTGAACAAGCCAGGGACGGCCCTTCTCGGCTTCATGCAGGGCGGCGCGACCGGTCTGGGCGCCGTGCTGGGTGGCCGCCGCGCGGCCGAGCGGGACGCGGTCGCGCTGGGCAGCATCGAGCGTGCGGCGGCGGCGGACGAGTTCCGGCAACGCGAGGCCCGGTATCAGGCCCAGATGAACGCCATGGCCAGCGAAGCCCGCTGGCGCGCGGAAGAGAACCGCACGGGCAAGGACGCCGCCGGTCGCGCCATCGGCGATGATCGGCGGGCGGAGAACGCAGCGCGCCTAGCGGAGATCAACGCCGCCGGAACCCGCGCGGTCGAGGCGCTGGATCGCCGGCTGACGGCGCAAGAGACCGCCGCCGCCTCGGCGACCGGCGACCAGCAGAAAGCCCTGCAGAACGGGGTCACCATCTATCGTCGGTCGTGGGAAGCCGCCGCCAGCGCGGCCACGGCCGGGCAGGCCAATGAAGCGGTCGCGCCCCCTTCGCGCACGACCGGCGGCGGCAAGGGCCGCAAGGCGGGCGCGTCGGAAGACCGGGCCATTGCGTCGCAGCTGGAGCGTATCTCTGACGCCGCGCTGATCGACGAACTGATGGGCCGGACGGCCGGGGCCGGCGGTCGGTTCAGCGAGCGGGACGGCACGCTGTTCGACGGAGAGACGGCGTTCAAGGCGCGCAGCGAGGACGAGGCGCGGGCGGCGGCCGCCTATCTGGAGCAGATCGAGGCGATCCGCACGGCCAAGGACGGGCTGATCGCGGACACCGGCATGACGCGCGAGGCCTTGGCGGCCCAGGCGGAGCAGACGCTGGCGACGGCGCTGGCCACGTCGCAGGGCGCCCAGGCGGAGGAACGGTGGCGCGACCGCATGGCCGAGGCGCGGGGCGAGAGCCTGGCGACGGTGCAGGCGGAGCGGGAGGTGGCCGAGGCGCGCAAGCAGGGCGCGACCGTCACCGACGAACAGGCGCGGGCCTATATCGCCCTGATCGCGGCGCGGGAGCGGGCGCGCAAGGCGGAGGAGGCCCTGAACGCCGCCCGGCCGGTGGTCAGCGAGGTCACGCGCGAGACGCTGGACGGCATGGGCCAGCTGCCGGAGGCGTGGCGCCCAGACCGGGGGGAGATGGGCTTCGACATCGAAGCCGCCCTGAAACAGTGGGCCGAGGCCAGGGAAAGGATCCTGACCGAATCCGAACGGCGCATCCGCGAACGCACGGAGAAGGAGGTTCGCGACGGGCTGAAGACCCGCGAACAGGCGGACGCGGAGATCGCCGCCGCCAAGGTGGCGGTGGAGGCGGAGAGCGCCCAGCAGGTCAAGGACCTGTGGAACCGGCTGCGGGAGGACGATCAGCGCGCCTGGCGCGACCGGCTGGAAGAACGGCTGGAGCAGGAGCGCCAGCTGGCCGACAGCATCACCGGGGCGCTGGAAGACCTGGCGTTCAACGCGGACGCCGGGGACATCGGGCGCCAGTTCGCGGACGACCTGATGCGGGCCATCTGGCAGGAACTGGTGACCAATCCGCTGAACCAGACGATCCGGACCCTACTGCGGGACCTGACCGGCGGGTCGGGGCCCGCGAACGGAGGGCTGTGGGGCGCCATCGGCCGGGGGATCGGTGGTCTGCTGGGCGGTGGTTCGCCGGCGGCGGCGGCCACGGCTGGCGGCTTTGGTGGCGATGGCGGTGGTCTGTTGCCGGGCATGCTGATGCGCGGTTTCGCGGGCGGTGGTCTGCCGGCGCTGGCGACGGGCATGATCCGGGGGCCGGGCGGCCCGCGCGACGACAAGATGGCGGCCCTGGTTTCGCCCTGGGAATACATCGTCAACGCGCGCGCCACGCGGGACAACCTGCCCCTGCTGGAGGCGATGAACGCCGGCCATATCCGGGGTCTGAAGGACCTGCCCGGCTTTGCGGGCGGTGGTCTGCCGGGCGGGTCGCCGATGTCGCCGCTGCTGATCCGCGACGCCCTGCTGGATGCGGAGGCGTCGCGGTCCGTGATCAGCGCGGAGCGGGACCGCGTGATGGCGGATGGTGGTCAGGCCCCGGCCACGCTGCAGGTCAATGTGATCAACCAGACCAGCAAGGAGGTCGAGCCGGAGGTGCGGCGCACCCCGACCGGTTTTGAAGTGGTGTTGCGCGAAGCGGCGCGCGCCGAGGTCCAGAAGATGGGCGCGGACGGCAGCCTGGCCCGCGCGGGCCGGATGACGCCGGGCCTGCGGGGGAGATAGAGATGCCGAACACCTTGCCCAATGCCGGCTTCCTGGACCTGACGGACGGGTGGACCGCGTCGTCGCGTCTGACATTGTCGGTGGATGAGAGCGTGCGCGGCGCGCCCGGCCGGGCGGTTCTGAAGGCCGTCGGGACGACGAACGCGGTCAACCAGGCGCAAACCGTTCGCCCGGCGACGGCGCGGCGTCCGCCCGTGCCGCCGAACGCGGTCATCGAGGTCAGCGCGTCGGTCGCCGCCTTCGTCAACGGCGCGCCGGTCGCGCCGCGCGTGCAGGCCGTGCTGTGGACGTCGCTGGGGAACCAGATCGGCGCGGCCATCGACCTGGGTGTGGCGCTGCCGCGTCAACCCCAGCACGGCGAGGCGGTTCAGGGCGTGCGGACGACCTTCAGGCGCGCGTTCGGTCGCCTGACGACGCCGGCCAACGCCGCCATGTGCGACCTGACGATCACCGTCACCGGCGGCGCGTCGGGATCGACGCTGGAGATCGATCTGCTGAAACCGCTGGTGGCGGTCCTGCCGACCGGCAAGGCGGAGCCGATCACCTTTGATCCCGGCCTGCATGCGGCGGTGGACAGCCAGCTGCCCGTTTGGCCGTCGATCCTGCGCGGGTTTTCGCTGGGGCAGGGCGGCGAGCGTTCGCCGGATCGGGTGGAGTTCCAGGGAGTGACGGGGCGGCCCGCCTCGCGCCGCCTGGCGTTCGATCCGCCGCGCCGACTGAATGCGACGATCCGGTGCGATCCGGTCCAGCGCGCGGTGCTGGAAGCCTTCCACCGGGATACGCCGGGCGATTTCTACATCGTCGAACCGGACAGCGATCGGCTGTGCGTCGCCAGTTTCGCCGCCGAGGGCGCGCCGCGCATGACGGAAGACCTGGGCGAGGTCGCGCTGATGAGCGTCGGCCTGTGGCTGGAGACGGCCTGACGGCCGGTTTTGTAGGGCCCCAGGGTCAGGAGGCGACGCCTCCCGATCTGGGCCGGAGGTGAGCATGCCCGTATCCGAAGACCTGATCCGCACGGCGTGGAGCCGGGATCGCGAACCCGTGGCCCAGCTGGTGACCATCACCTCGGCGGCGGAACCCGAGCCGATCCGGGCGACCGACTGGCCCGAGGGGATCACGACGGGCGGGGTCGAGTATCCGTTCTTTCCTTTTTCGCTGTCATGGGCGGGGCGGGGCAAGGATGACCCGTTCGGCGGCGGCAAGCTGACGATCAGCAATGTCGACGGGCGGATCGAGGAGGCGTGCGACGCCGCGCCCGAGCCGCCCGCCATCGACCTGGCCATCGTTCGGGTCGCGAGCCCCGACTATGTCGAGAAGGCGCTGGTGGATGCGCGTATTCCCAGCGTGTCGGGCGATTCGGGCGAGGTGCGCGCCGTGATCCGCCCGCGCGATTTCGCCCTGGAACCGTGCGTGGCGCGCGTCTACGGCCCCGCCACGACGCCGGGGCTGCTGTGACCGTCCTGACCGTGCCGGCCGACCTGAAGGCGCGGGCGGGTGAACTGGTCGGCCGGCCGTTCCTGGCCAAGGGAGATACGCCCGACGGATGGGATTGCCGGGGCCTGGCGCGGTGGTGCCTGCGGGCGTTCTGCGGGGTCGAGACGCCAGACTATCAGGAGCGCTATGCGGCGGTGGTCATTACGCCGTGCGGCGCCGGAGATCGGCAGCGTCTGCTGCAAGCGGGCCTGCAAGAACAGTGGCGGCCGGTCGCGCCCCAGGCGGGCGCGGTCGCCTGGCTGGAGTGGATGGGTCGCGCCGCGCACGTCGGTTTCATGCTGTCAGAGCATGAACTGATCCATGCCGACAACCGCTGCGGCACAGCCCTGATGGACCTGCGCGCCCCGGCGGCCGGCTATCGCCTGCGCGGCGCGTTCGTGCCCGCCTTCGTCACCGACATCATTCATCTTTGATTGGAGCCAGTCTTGGCTGACGCCCAGCTGCCGGTCGCGCTGTCGCCGGATCCTTTCTCGCGTGCGCTCGACTGGGTGTCCGTGCCCGCCGGGTCGTCGGTCTGGGAGGTGCTGGCCGCCGCGGTGGACGAGAAACGCCTGCCCGCCGCCGAACTGTGGCGGACGGAAATCTATGTCGACGCCGCGCGCCTGCCGCGCGAAACGGCGCTGGATACGGTGCTGCACGAAGGCCAGCTGGTCAGCGTGCAGGTCGAGCCGCTGGGCGGTGGCGGCGGCGGCCGCAAGAACGTCGGGCAAATCCTGCTGCAGATCGCGGTCATCGCGGCCACGGCCTGGATCGGCGGGGCGGGCGGCGGCCTGATCGCCAACGCCTTGCCCATGGGCACGTCATCGCTGATGGCGCGGACGGTGATCGGGGCGGCGCAGCTGGCGGTCGCGGCCGGGGGGATGGCC